TTTCCGTCTAACGTCAATACGCTTTTCAATACCGATTATAGAGTTGCGCGCGATCTGCTTCGCGAGAAATTAGAAGACGGACAGCCGGGTCCGTTGCAGCTTCCTATGATAAGGCCGGTTATTGTTACTTGCTCGCGCTATCGCCTAACCGAAGAAGATAGAACGGGCGGCTATTGCGTTTTCGATATGACGTTTGTCGAGCAAGGTGCGCATCCGTTCGTTCCGGTTGTTGATCCTACAGAAGCTTTAATCAAAGCTTCTAACACTCTCAGAGATCAAGTTTTTACGTCGCTTAGCGGCGCTTTCCCGAAACAGCAAACGAGAAGATTGACCGGGCAAACCGGGTTAAGATAATATGGCCGATGAACCCGTAACAGATATGCCATTCGTGCCGTTGGTCGGCACGAAACAGCCAAGCGATGAAACATTCATATCTCAATATTCGGCCCCGACGCCATATTTGACGGCGGCAGAAACTCCGGTTCCAAACCCGGATGAAATTGCTCGACTTGCCGTTGAAGGTTTCTATTTTGAAGACTGGGAAAGCGTTTGGGTTCAACATCGCTACGGAGAACCGTTCGCATTTTTCCAATTTACTGCTGCGGAAAAGGAACCGTATCCAAATCGCTGGCAAGCGATGCGTTTTTATCCCGACGACCATGTTATTATTACGCTCGGCGGGATACTCGCTATGAACGGTATCATAACGATCCGCCAAGTTGCCTACGACAAAAAGAGTCATGGCGTTCAGCTTCAAGGAAAAGGGATAACTCATTGGGCGGCAAAATCCTCCGTCGATAATACTCAAACCGGAAGTTTCGACGGGAAGAATTTGCTACAAATTGCTAAGCAAGTTTTGGCGCCGTTTCCTACTCCTGTTCAAGCGATAGGGAATGTAGACCCGACGCCATTTACGCGATGTTCTAATCAACCAGGAGAGACTTGTTGGGATTTCTTGGAAAGGCTAGCGCGACCTCGCGGTGTAATTCTTAGCAGCGATCACCGCGGAAATTTTCAGCTGATTGATGATCATCCGATGGATATTTCAGCCGTTCTTATGGAAGGTCACAATATTCTGAGATGTCAAGCGATTATCGATAAGGACCCATTTCATAAAAAGTATTCTGTGATTGGGTCTACGAATAATGATGGCGATCAAAAGTCGCCGTCCCAAGCCGGAGAGCAAATGGCGTCGGCGGGTGGGTCCGCCCCAATCTACTCACATAAGATAACTCCCGCCGAGCAACCGGTTTGGGATCAAATAGAGCTTCAAAAGCGCGCTTCCAGCGAAGCACTTTGGCACGAAGGCGCGATCATTGAGGTTAATGCTACCGTCCAAGGATGGAAGAAACCGAACGGCGATCTTTGGCGCGTTGGCGAAGTCTACAAAATTGTTTCGGCGATGATATCTTTGAATGAACCGCTTGCCTGTCAGACAGCGACATTTACTCAAGATCGAAGCGGCGGAACGACAACGACGTTGAAGATGGTTTTGCCTAGGCTTCTTAAGATCAATACGAAGTTCGCGAATACAGATCAAGACCTCGTTGGTGTTGTTCCTACTCCGGGTCCGGGTCCGACGCCGATGCCGCCTACTGGCGCTGTTCCGTATCTGCTTCCGCCGGGAACGAAAATGGGCGATAACGGAATAGAGGACGATAAGGCTAACAATCCTTCTCCATCGGTGGAAATCGGCGACTTAGAGGTTTTGTAATGCATCGCGCTACTCCGCTTCACACTTCGTTCCGTGCTTATACTTCTGGCGGCGCTCGCTCTGCCGTACATGAAGTTGACGACGGCTATAAAATGCAATTGGGCAAAGCGAACGGAATGAAGAACGAAACGCGCGAGCGAATTGAGTCGCCGCAGAATTACGGTTTCTCTTCGGTCGTCGCTGACGGAGATAAAGGCCCGAACAATTCGCTTACGAATAGCGCCGAGCAAGTCATAAGCTTCATCGGCGGAAATCGTTCCTTCCCGATGGGGCAGTCTATGGATGACCGCCGTCATCGGTTATGGAACCTTGCGAAGGACGCGGCTAAAGGTGCGTCTTCTGTATTTGGTCTCAAGGAATGGGGCCAGCAATTGCTCAATACCGACACCGGTCAATATTTAACCGGTAACGTTGAAAAGTTAAACCGATTTCAATTGGTCGAAAATAAAAACGGCCAAAAGCAGCAAGCAACGTCACAATCCAAAGTTAACCCGTCAACCAATCGTTATGAAACGATCAAGTTTGTATCGAGTTATTCCGGCGTAGAGTTTGAGATTGAAGTAGTCCCGCCTGTCGTATCGGTTTTGAACGCCGACGGAACCGTTAATTTGCTCGATGGCGGCGGTAATGGCGGAGGCGATAGTCAACAAGGCCAGCAGCAACCAACTAGTCAATCGACCGGGCAAAAGACCCTCCACAAGGAGGAGAGTACGATTTGGATCGAACAAAACAAAAAGGATACTCAGTGTACTCACGGCGACGCGAACTCGCGTCAACGCGCCAGTAGCGACAGCACCGTGTTCTACGGGTCGGATAACTCTTGCCAATCGACCGATGGCCACTCGCATATCATGGGGGCGGGTGTTCATATTTGGGTCGCTGGCGGGTGCTTCTCTGATATGCCGATCATCGTTAAGCGCGACGGGCTTTGTAAGGCGAGATAGAGATGTACAAAGCCGACGCTCAAGAAGCCGCCCCGCTCGCGGCGCGAATGCTGACGAATATGCTTAGCTTTACGGCTACGCGTGGGCGTTCCGGTTCCGATTTTCGTACAGCCGTCGGTCAATTTATCGCCGATGCTGCGAAGCTTATTCAACTCGATCAAGCGGGCGCTCCGCTCCTCGATATCTTTGAAAAAGGAAGGCTAGCCGGGATTACTCAAAAGCAAATGGCTGCTGCGCGGGTTAAGGTCTCGCAAGAAACGCCGTTGTCGCTAGGCGCGACGCTAATTCAAACATCGCTTATTGAGCTAGCGCTAGCGACCGAAGCGCGGATTATCGCAGGGATGACATTTGTTAGCCGTTCCGACGTAGATGCGATCAAGGCGGTTATGGATGCCGGATTTGATCCGATGATGGAGATTGTTGCTGATGATATGGATCAGGCTAGCTTTATAGCCCTAGTCCAACTCCACGCCGCCGTATCATTCTTCTTGATCGAGACTGCTCGGCCGCTTCCTCGCGTTCTCAATTATGAGTTTTATGAAACTCTTCCGTCATTGATCATCGCATATCGTCTTTACGCCGACGCCGGACGCGCTGATGAATTACGCGCCGAGAATAAAATTGTTCACCCGGCTTTTATGCCGCGAACCGGAATAGCCTTGTCATCATGAGATGGTGGCTTCATACCGATCACAACGCGTTTAGCGTTGATAATTCATTCATCACAGGGATGGATTTTTCGGCGCTTCTGAACGATGAACCATTGTTATATATGGTTCAATGGATCGAAGGTAGAGGAGAAATTGAGAAGGCTCCGCCGTTTACGCCGACGGCCGGAAATGATAATGGAATACGTTCCAACTTTTGGGACATGACGCCTTGGATTCAGTACGGACTTTTTGATCAGTTTCTAACGAAGGTCTCGCTTCTTACGCTCGTTCAAGCACAAAAGATTAAGGTCGATCTTATTAATCAATTGTACGAGAGCAAGCGGACGGTTCCGTATCACTACCCAGTCTTGGCAGGAGATTTTTGGTGGAATGCTACTGACGAAACCATGTTATCGGTATTGCTACCGACGGTACAAAACATAATTGCAAAAACGAATGAAACTTCATCGAAGTTGAATTCGCTCATTCCGGGGATAACGTCGGCATCTAGCGGTCTTGTTGGCGATATTAATAACAAAGTCGTTGCGCCGCTTAACACGGCGCTCGATCAAGTCAACTCAGGCATCGTAGCTAAAGGCGATACTTGGCGAGACGGTATCAATAACACTTTCATTGCTAGCGATGATACGATGGTAGGGAATGTTAATACTAGCGGTAACAATTTTGCCGTAGCGATTAATGGTAGTCTCGCCGATCCTTCTGCTACGTTAGTAGCGTTAATCAACTCAAATATCGTTACGCCGACTATCGATATCTTCAACGAGTTTAATGGCTACGTTCAGCCTGCGCTATCAGCTAACCGCGACTCAGTTGATGTTAGCATAAGGAGTACAGTCATAAGCGATGGTACAGTCGCCGCTCCGGGCCTAGCTCCAGGCTCTCATCTTGCAACTATCCCGGCGTTCTCCTCTGGCGCTCTTGTTTCTGACGTCAGCGCTGGCTTTGCTGAGGTTGGTTTCCCTACCGTTTCAAGAACCTTTACCCCAGCCCTTAGCAACTACTTTGTTAATGTTTCTAGTCGGGCTACTGCCGTTGGTTCGAGCACTCCGGCATATACTCCAATTGATCCGGTATCCGGAGCCAACGCGCAATGGATACCTTATGGAGGAACGTCACCGGTTACTGTAACTCCGGTC